TCTAACAATCCTAGATTGGATCGAAAGAAATTCCCTACGACGTGGCACGACATTCTATCACTTGCGGACTTAAGGTCCAAAGTGCAGAGTGTCCCGGTCTTAGACCCTTCTAAGCAGAGATCTTGATTGAGTGTTTGATCGGTAAACCGAACAAATAGCCCAATCCAGCTGTTAGCTGTGCGATCTCTAAAGTAATGCCAAATATTTTGTTGGCAAAACTGGTGCTCCGAAGGCTCCGCGGCAATCAACCGTGGAGTCTCAAAGGTCTTAGGAACGGCCACTAGCCGACTGAAAGGCACGTAATTATCGTGCATTCCAACGGCGAGTGTCGAGCCAGCCCAGCTGGAATGATTATGGAAACCATAATCAGCAACTGGGTACACGGATTCCAGCCGGTCGCTCCAGCCATACCAATAGTACTTATTGGTAGGGCCTGCGACCTGCGAAATCGCGCCTGGGCCATGCTTGAAACGCCAATCCTTAGGGGAGTAATTCCCTAGGGCTGCGTTCAGGCGTCTTGACACGAGGTCAAGATTCCTGAGAAAGACAGACATAGGGCTGATTAGGCCCTTTCCCGAAAGCTTGTTGTTAAGGTATTTACTATGGCGGAAGCCACAGTAAGTTACCCTAGCCATACAAGTTGAGGGAGTGTCCGAAAACCAGAATAATTCTGGCATCGGGAGACACATGTCTTCAGCAACCATCTTTTGGACCGAAGCCCTAAGTGCGGTTTCTGAGAAGGATAGAGGCACTTTCTTGCACAGGTAAAACACCTGGCGAAGAAAGATGAGCGCCTCTACACTATAGTCTTCCTTCAAGCTACCGTCATCCCTAAAGATCTCCTGGAACAAACCTCCCATGAAAATGGGAAGTTCTTTGCCTTTCCACTTGGCACAAAGTGTCAGTGAACAAGACGACCAAGAGCCCTTCGATAAACATCTATCAAGATGCTTACCAATTAAAGGGAGGTCGACCACAAGGGTTCGAACACCGCGCGCAAGCGCAGTACGGCGGAGATGAGCCAAGTCCATGGACAAGGTCTTCTCCGATTGCGGGAATGCGTAGATGATATCCTGAAACAGGGCATCATATACGCGAAGCATTGCCTCCACGTGGCTTTTCATGTCTTGAGTTACCTCGAGGCATCCACGGATGGCATTCACTGAGGTCTAACACGCAGACTAACTAGCACTTGGTCCATTAACCTCGACAAGAGGTTGGCCCAAG